AGCCGCTCACATCAATTCATCCCGCAGTGTTTGGTTTCGCTCAATACTCAACAGCTTTGCCTTGATGAACTCAATGTCAGGATCTGACAAGTTAAGCGCGGCCTGGTTGTCGATGATCTCTTCAATGGTCGTGTACTCGCCAATATCAATATTGGTATATTTCTCTGCCAAAGCACTCAAGAGGCGGTCAATGTTTTCCTGGTACTCGCTGCCAGCCAGCTCCAGTCTGTAATCCCGCGCAATGACAGACCTGACCGGACGATCACCAGTCATGCCGCCATCTTCCCAGTCTTCCATTGCGGCGCTAAATCTTCTATCGACATTCGCGATAAAGCTATTTACGGCTTTGGCTTGTTTTACCTCAACATTGATCATGCCGGTGACAAGACCAGTGTGGCGACGCGCCTCTGCCTCAACCTTGGAAAACTCTTCTTTGTTTGCAGCCTCAAGCCTTGGTGCCAAGGACAAGATCTGCTTTGGCCCAACATCAAGTTTCTGGCCTTCAGCAAAAAGAGTAAGGTGGTCTGTGATCTGGCCTTGAGCAATCATTGTGCGTAGAGCAAAAACACCAGTTGGATTGTCAGGCTCATAGTATGCAGGCTGATTAACTTGTTCCTTTGTCTTGAACAGCGCAATGATGCCCTGACCATCAATCACTTCTGGATACATCGTAGCGGTTTCTGTAAGAGCTGCGACTGCCTCTTTTTCATCATCGCTGCCACCAGGCGCGTTGACAAAGTCAATCACATTGCTGACGGTATCTTGTTTAGCCACCAACACATTTTCTTTGCGCGTCTGGTCATCTGCGCCTTGCCTAAAGGAAATCTCATCACGAATCTGTTTGCGCAAAACAATCTTCTGCGCATCGTCTAGCGTGTTGTAGAGCGCAGTCTTGTCGCCAAAGTCGCCACGCCGCAACGCGGATAACCTTTGCTCTGCCGGCAGCTCAATAGCATAGTTTGCGAGCACATTGACCTTGGCTGTGGCAATCATGGCAGGGAACTTGCCTGATTGCTCTGTGAAAAAAGCGGCATCATTTGTGGACAATAATTGATCAGCAACAGAGTTGACTGCTATGACCGCCTCGCTTTCACTAGCCAGCAGATCGCTGCCAATAGTGACAGCACCTTTATCCTGGGTGAAGATGTCTTCCAAGGCATCTGGCAGCGCCGACATGGTTGCTTCGGCGTTTGCCATTTTGATTGCTTGGTTGAGCTTGATCTGCCGCTCTAGCCCCTTCTGGTACACTGGAGCCGACAGCGTCGCTATCGTTGCATTAAATGAACTTGCCACCTTTGGGTCAAGCGCAGCAATCAAATCTGTGTAGCCGGCAGACATGCCAGTGATCTCGCGCATCTCAGCGTTGATGTCGAGATCTTCACCACCTTCAATCCTTGCGCTAAGATTAGCCAGGCTGGACCTAGTCGTGGCAGTCAATTCTGTGCTGAGTTTTTGCGCAGTAGTAGCCACCGACACAGACCCAAAGACTGTTGTCGGGTCGCCAAGTATTTGATCAACAGACTGGCCACCGGCAAGCGCCGCCTCTAGCTGCTCTGCCGTGATGTCTTGGTCATATGCAAACTGTGCCGCCTCTACTTTGGTGCGCGCCTCTTCTCGACCAGCAACATACCGCGACATCACATCCAAGCCGCGCGACATACTTTCAAAAACGCCAGCCTGCGCCCTGCCAGTAGCCGTGAAGTCAACACTAGGTATCGACGGTATCGAAGCACCTAGTGGACGGTATCTTGGTCGTTCTGCCATTAGCCTGTTACCGTTGTTTGCAAGCTAGGCTCCAGCGGTGCCTTTGGAGCCGCGCCTAGTGATTTGTTGAACGCATACGCCTGGCCGAATGCAGCGGCAGCATTGAACACACCTGACATCATTGTGGCGCTAGCCTGCGCCTCATACTGATCTGCCTGCAACACACCAGAACGCAGCGCAATTATAGCGCCTTCATCAGACAAAAACTTTTCTTCGGCCCCTTTGGCCTCGGCAAATATAGACAAGGTTCTGGCACTGCCACTGAAGGGGTCAATGCCACCTGCGCCAGCCCTGGCAATGATTGCCGCATCTGTGGCCAAGATGTTGTCCAGCACCTTGACGCCCTGCGCCTTGTACTTGAGGGCGTCAGTGCGCGCTTGGGTGCGCACCTGGGTTGCTTGCGCAGCAAGCCCACGCGCCGTCGCCTGCGCTGCTTTCAGCGCCGCAAAGGCTTGCAGTCCAGCTATTGCATACATGCTCATGTCATTGCCCCGCGCTCACTTTGTAATCAATACCCAGCAGCGTCATCTTCAATGGCACTGTCTGGCCAATGGTGATCTGCCCGTCATAAGTATAACCTAAAATGCCGTGCTGCGTCTTGATGCCTGTAAACTCTTCCACAGAGCTGTCCAGGACGCTTGCGCCAAAGTTTCTAAACGGCACCAGCTTGCCATTGATCGTCAGCGCCTGTGTCTCAAACAGCTCGGCGTTGACCTCAAAGATACGCTTCTTGAAGCCTTTCAGAGACCCGCTGGCGAGGTTTGGCTCCACCGGCAGGGTCTTGATCTCTGGCGTAAAGTTAAGGCCCACCTGGTGGCTGCTAGTGGCCGCTGTGGCAAACGTGACAGTGTGCGGCGATGCCGGCACAGTCTGGTCAGGCTCAATGACGCCGTCGCGTATGATCTTGACGCTCTCGCCATTGAGGTGCGCCATCGTCACAGAGCTGGCAGCGCCGCCAGTCTTGGCGCTGTCTAGCAGCACATTAGCGTCGAACAGCTCCACATAGTACGCCGCCGCGCTGTTGATGGTGCGCTTGACTACTACATAGATGTCATCGACATCGACGCCAATGTTCAGGAACTCACCGTCCGTAGTCCACTCAGACGGCGCAATCACGTTCTGGCTTCGTAACAAAGTGTAACAAGCAATGCTGCCGTCTGTGCCGTTGACGATCATCAGACGGTCACCCTCATCTGTTGATGTGGCAACACGCACCGCCATTTCTTCTGGAGACTTCAACAGATGTGATGACAGCAACGATATCTTGGCCGAGGTGTAAGCCTGCACACTGTCACTAAAGACGAACTCTTGCAGCGCCTTACCCTGGCGCTGGATGAACAGCGTTGACCCGTCCACGTTCTGCAACCGAATGCCAGGCTTCATGCCAAAGGCAGTCTGCTGCTTCACAATCAGATTGCTTGGCGTGATCGGCTCATCCAAAGTCTGCGGCACAAAGAACTCAGCGCCACTGGTAAAGACCTGCAAGTTGCGGCCTGAGAAGATATCGACAATGGCATTGAAGGTGCCGGTGTCCAGCGTCGCCTCAACGCCATCATCAGCCAAAGCCTCGCCTGGGTTGAAGTTGAAGAAGTCAGAAACCCGCGAACCAAACAGTGTCGATGGCCGGCTCTTAGTGCCGCCAAAGAACAGACGCCCCTCATGGAATGTCACGCTGCGCGGATAGCCGCGCGTGGCAGACCACACATCCTCATAGCCATGCTCACTGTTCCAGTCGCCGGCAACAATCGCGTCGGTGTCGAAGAAAGGCACATCAACAAATGCCTTCATCACAGTATCACTGACGAACTCCACATAACGCGCACGACCAAACCCAGTGGCAACTGATGCGTAATCTCCAACCGCCGCAGAGTTAAATGCCTTGATGGCATAGTGTGTCGTGGCATCAGGTTGTGTTGTCCAGGCTGTGTTGACAGTCGCAACCTTAGTTGACCCCACATAGTCCTCAATGTGGCGCTTCTGGCCAGAGCCTGTGCCGCTGGTCAATTCAATGTACATGCCGTTGGGCTGATCATCGACAGTGAAGCTGGACGACGATTTAAGCGTGATGGTGTCTGTGCCGCCGGCTTGCGCCGTACCCGTGTCAGTCGTTACTGAAGACGCGGTGATAGTAATGTTGCCGCTGACAGCAGACGGCGTGATCGTAAACTGTGGGCTGTGGACATCCACAACAAAAGTAAACTGAGGAATGTGGTCAAAGGCAATCGCGCTTGCAGTCCATGAGCTGTCAGTAGCGCCTCGCACAATCTTGGTTGGCGGCAGATCCTCATGCACGACAATGACAGTGTCAGCAGATTGCACCCAGTTCATCTCAGGCAGGATGGAAGCAGTCAAGCTGGCAACAGTCAGAAAGTCACTGCCGCTGCCATTGATGTTGGTGACTTGCGCGCCGTTCTTGAAGACGTACATTTTGCCAGGTGTGAAGACCAGCATGTAGCTGTCATTGATGCTGAACTCAAAGCTGACCATGCGCACAGCATTAGCTGCACCGCTGTCTAGCGTGGCAACATACTTGGTGCCGTCACGGCGCTTGGCACCGCCCTGGGGCTGAATGCTGACATTCTTGGCTGTGGTCAAGCCAGACTTATACTGCGCAATGTCAGTGCGCGCTCTCAGCTTCGGATCTAGCTCACCGCTGGTGAAGTCATTCTGGATCTGAATGATGCGGCTCATGCTAGTACCTTATGTCACTAATCGGAAACTCTTGAATGTTTTGTGAAGGCTGGCTTGCGCCGTCGATGTTGATGGCAACACGCATCAAGCCGCCGCGCATGTTCTCAACCGGCGACCCGTATGCCTTGCCGTGATAATACTCAGCCTTGCTGATCTGATCGGTAATCGGCTCTGCGAACTCAGCAGCCAGCGCCGTCTTCAGCAGGCGCACAAAATATGGGGGGAAGATGGCCGGCTCTGGCCGGAACTGGTAGTCAATCCAGACATCCTCCAGATTCGTGAACAAGCCACCAGAGTAGATCTCAAAGTCGCGCACAGGGTTGCCGCCAACAGCACTGGTGTTGAACACAGCGCGCGGGTTGCCCAGAATGTCGCCTGGCAGTTGGTACTTGTATTTCCATTCATTAATAGGGGCATCAACAAGGCGCGCCAACTTCACCTTCTTCAGCGTCCAACTGAATGGATACTGCATCAGGATTGTGTCACGCACATCATCATAGAGGCGGTCACCGACCTGGGCCTCATCTGTGCCATCCGCAAATGAAGAAAGGGGGGAAGCCCCCAGCATGATCAGCGCATCTGAAACGATAGATAGTTTGGTATCACCCGCCGCCATAGCGCCACTCCATAAAAGAGAAGGGGGGCCGGCGAACCGGCCCCACCAGTTTAGTCGCTGTCAGTCATGGCGACGGTAGTACCGTCGGTGACATCGACAACACCTGAAGCATTCGACGCGACCATCACGATGGACAAGGTCGGCGTATTTGAATCATGCACAAAGATGATGTCTCCAACTGCCAAGGTGTCAGACAGGTCATTAAAGTAACCAGCCGTGTTCACAGTCGCAATCGCGTCAGCCGAAGTGTAGGTGTAGAGCGAAGGGGCGTTGCCCTTTTTCGCTGCACCAATGACGTTGACGCCAGAAGAAGCAAAAGCCATTTGTCAGTCTCCTCTCTACTCGGTTGCTGAGATCTTGACGATGCCTTCATCGTCAATGGCAACGGCACCAGCCGAGAACATCGAAGACACAAGGAACGAAGTTTTCTCTGCAACGTAGTTGATCTCAGAACGCTGGTTCATGCTGATGCCCATGCCGATTGCATCGCGGTGGAACGCGAAGCAAGTGCGGGTTGATGGGAGCGGCAGACCACCCTCATCGCGGTCACCCAGAGTGATGAACTTGAAGCCCAGGAACGTATCCAGCTCACCGGTAGAAAGAGCCTTGACCGTGGCAAAATCGCTGCTGGTCAGCTCAGTCTCGTCGAGCAGAGCAGACAGACCGTTTGCATGGATAATCATGCAGCGACCCTCTGCCGGCACGTTCTTGGTGTCCAGAGCCTTCTTAGCTGCAAGCAGCTTGGCAAGGTTCATGTTGGTGCCGGAACCGCCAACCGTTGTTGCAACGGTAGATGGCGACGACGCAGCGTTCAGCGCGTCAATGACAAGCTGATCCATGCGACGACCAATAGCACCACCAACGACCTGCACCAGCTCTTGGCGCTCATCGAAGTTGACTTTGGACTGCTGGAAGATATCGCTGTATTCGCTAGCGATGAAATCCGACATTGTTGCAGTAACCTGCGAATAGGTCACGTTGAGAGGGGTAACGTCAGTTTGAGGAACCCGCACGGTGGCAACGCCTTTACCGATCTTCGGGAACTTCACCTGGTTGCCTTCGACGTTTGTCCGCTCACGAGTTACGCCGGCAAGAGCGCGCGCGCCCTGGTATGCCTGCTTCACCTCGGCATCGAACAGTTGTACGAAAGCGGAAGAAATGCCTACAGCCATTTCTAACTCCTATACAAAAGTTAACACTGAATCGCCTAGCAGGTATCCTATCGGGCTGCGGCTTGGGCATGTACGCCACGCCCCCAAGCGGGGTTGACAGGTCGAAGACGATTGTCTGTCGGGCAAAGTATATGAAAAAAAACGAGGACTGTAAACAGCCCTCGCTTATTGGTTACACGGGACTGTAGTCTGATGTTCCATAGACTTGCTCAAAAGCCTTCTCGACCTTGGCACGATAGCCTGGGTCACTCTTGTACTCAGGCTTGCCGACCATAGCCATCAGCTCTTCCTTGGATGGCGCACCGTCTACAGGCCCGACATCAACAGGGATAGGCCTGTCGCCATAGTAGCTGCGCACCTTCTGCAATGCGCGCATGCCCTGTGCTGTGCCGCCCATGATCTTGAACTCTTCAAAATCATCTTGGCCCCACACGCCCTTGTTAACCAGGCTCTGCGCCCAGGTCGTCATGGACTTGATGGTGGCATCGGCATTCGGCCCTAGCTTCTCGTACTCTTCTTTGTGCGAGATAGCAGCTTGCTCACTCTCGTTGCCGGCCATCTCAATGAACTTGCCAGCCAGCTCGTTGAACGCAGCCTGACTGACGCCATTATTTTTTGCCCAGTCACGATAGGTCGCATACAGCTCATCGTCCTCTGGAATGCCAGCATCAGTAAAGATAGACTGATCATACTCATCTGGAACTTTATGTTGGCCTTGCGAGAACTTCTTCTGAAGCTCGTTGTAAGACTTGACCAGGTTCTCAAGATCCGGCCCATCGCTCTCGTCCCAAAACTTGTCGGGATACCAGTCTGGCCTTTCAAATGCGATGTCCTCTTGCTCTGTTGCCAGAGTAACATCATCAAGCGATGGCTCGGTGTCTGGTTGCAGGTGTGAAATAGACTGCTCTTCGGCTTGCTCTTGGTTGTCGTCACTCTGTGGTTGAGCATCGGCCAACAGCCCCTCAGTTTCGTTCATAGCTCTCTTGCCCTTTTCATGCGCCGCTCAATTTCTCTGACCAGACTATTCTGGCCCTCACGAGCAAAACCGTGACTGGCGTCCTCACCAGGATACCAGGTCGGCTGCTCTATCGTCAGTGATCGCAAATGGGTGAGCAGCTTTTGCCCATCATCACTGCCGAACACACGCAGGTACAGGCGATCGACATCGTCCTTGTCTACCTGCTGTTTTTTTGCAATCTCAGGATCTGCAAGTTGCAGACCCTCCCATCCATCTGGATTCATCTTACATTCCTTCCGGTGGCGCTTCCTGTGGTGGCGCACCTTGCGCCTCTGCCTGTGCCTGGGCCTGCATCATAGCTGCGGCCTGCTCCATCATCTGCTGGCGCTCCTGCGGCGTTGTACGCAGGTCTGCGGGGATGCCCATCTTGTCTGCCACATAGTCAGGGATGTTGCCGGTCTTGACCGCCATCTGACCTTCGGGGCCGAGAGCAGAAGACATCTGCACCCACTGCATGATCTTCTCAATGTCGCCCATGCTCTGTGCCTGGGCAATCGGACTGATCGGCACCACCTTAACCTCAAGACCGTTGACCTTCAGCGGCATCTCAATCAAGCCGCGCTCATCCATGACGTACAGGATGCGCCCGATCATCGGCACCATTGTCTCAGCAATCAATCTGCCAAACGCACTGCCCAGGTTGCTGGCCAGCTCCTTCATGCGTTCTGCGATTTCTGTGGCTGACCTAGCCGACATATTGTCAGGCGGCAGTGTGTCGTCCAGCAGTATCTTCTTGATGTTCATGCGCAGGTCGTTGATCACGATCTGGCTCACATTGAAGTCACCGGAACGCGGCATCTGCCGCAGGCTCTCGCCCTGGGGGCCACCGTTGCGCGCCACAGGGATGATGGCACCAGGCGCAATGCGGATGGTCTGCGGGTTCAACACGCCGTCATCTGCCGCCGTGTAGACGCCGGCAATAGACAGGCTGGCGTTCTTCAGCAACAGCTCCAGCGTCTTGTTCAATGTCTTGATGTCGGGGATGGCTGTGACCAACGGCCCCCGCCCATAGACCTCGCCGGCCACCTTCATATAGCGCGCGACGATCCACGGCGATGTCTTCATGCGGCGCATCAGTAGCTGGCTTTTGCCGCCTGGCCAAATGACATGGTAGCAGAAGTCACCTTGGTCAACGTCATACAGCGTGGCCTCAAGCAGCTCGACCTCGTCTGTCGGCTTCTCTTCGATCATACGCTGCAAGCGGTCAGGCAACTCAGCATCAGACCAGTGCTGTGTGATGGCCTCGCCCTTCATCCGCATGCGGCGATAGACGTTGTCCACCTTGCCATATGCGCCCTCTTCGATGCTGACCAGGTACTGCGGCACAGATGTGAACCGGATGGGCGTCATGTCATCGCCATCCTGCACCAGCATGACGGCAGTGCCGACAGCAAGATCCAGCAGGAACTCACCCATAGCCAGGTCAAAGTTGGACTGGCGCAGAACCGAAAACATCTTTTCAGAGTAGATGTCGAGAGCTGCCTGCGCCTCAATGCGGCGGTCTTCTGGGATGTCAGCGCCTGGCTCTAGCCGGCACCAGTTAGCATAGGGCGGGAACAGGCCCGACTGGATGCGGTTGGCAAAACGCTGGACAGCATTGATGGCGGTACTGTCAAACACACGCGCCATCTTGTTCTGACCTGGCGCACCGCCACCCTCATAGTAGCCATCATACAGGTTGCGCTGTGGCAAACCGAACTCATAGCAGTCCTCATAGATCTGCCGCCAGTGATCCTTGCGACGCTGCGCGGCCTCATGCCGCTTCATAATTTGCTGGACACTATGCACTGGCCTGGTTCCTCTTGCTGATGTTCTTGGCCTTGCTCTTGGCGTCTGCCTTGGAGCTAGCGCCCCAAGCGCGCAGCGACAAGAGCAGGCGCGTAGGCTTGCCATCCTTGTATTCTGGCCCAGGCATACCGCCCATACGCGCCAGGAAACTTGCGCGACGCGGGTTGTCGCCCTTCTTTACAGGTGCCTTGAGATTCATGCCCTGCGCTTTGGCAGACGCCCTACCCTTGGCATTCAGGCCACCCGACGCAGACTTGCCTTCTTTGCGCTGCCAGGCGGGTGATCTAGCCATCCTTCTTGCCCTTCAGCAGATCCGCGTCAGCTTTACGCGCGCCGCCCTTACCACTGACAAAAGACTTCACGCGGCCCATCGCCCACTGATGAGCTGAGACCTTTGGGCGTGACCCCGCAGAATAATAGGCACCAAGCCCCCTACGGTAGACCTTGTTCAGCTTGTCCTGGCTAAACCTGCTGGCATTAGGGATGTTTGAAAAACTAGCCACGGCTGCGCTCCTCGCTGATCTTGTCCATCATTGCCGGCGTCAACAGACCGCGCTTATACAAGCGCCTGGTGCGCTTAATCTCAGCGCGGCGCTTGTCTGGATCTTTAGCGCCGGCAACGTACTTCTTCGGAATGCCAGACTTCTTGTCCTTCGGCACCTCGGCAAACTTACGCGCCATACGTTTTCTTCTTCGCCATCTTGGTCTTCATGCTGGCACCAGTCATGCGGCCACCAGTCTGGCGCGCATACTCTTTTGCCGCCTTCATGCCAGCCTTGCTATATGCGAAGTGGCGGCTCTTGCCGTCCTTAGATACTACCTTTGGCATGCTATGCTCCCAATGTGTCAGACGTAAACCTGTCGCCACTCAGCAGGGTGCGAGACCCCAGCCTACGCATACCGGCGAGGCGACGCCGCCGGTTCTCGGCTTCAATCTGTTGCGCCAGTGCAGAGCGGCGCACAACAGGTGGACCTGCCGGCGCTTCTGCTTCTGACTGTGATGCAGCCTGCTGCGCACCAGTGCCACCACCATCATCGTCACTTTGATCACCCTGACGCGGCCTGCCAGTGTAGCGGCCATCACGCATGACGCCGATCACCACGCCGTTTTCGCGAACAGGTGTGCCGCCAGCCTCAAGACCCTCGATAATCTTTTTACGGGTGAACGACCCAAGGCCAGTCATCAAGCCTGCTATCAGGCTTGGCACCTTGGGCATGCTTGCCTGCGACTGCTCCTCACGCTGTTGCACTTGTTTGACAGCAGCGCGCCTGGAGATGGCACTGTTGAATGACGGCTCAATGCCGGCGGCCCTAGCCATCCCGCTGTATCTTGCTGCCGCAGCAGATTGTCCGCGAGACAACCCCCTAGACGCCGCCTGTTGCCGCGTTGATGGCTGTGGCTTAGAAAAATCAACCATATCCTACCCCAGTGTCTCTTTGATGCCCATCTCGGCGTTCTCTCGCTCTGGCGACAGCAACGCGCGACGGCCACCAATCATGCGCGCACGACGACGCGCCGCTATCTGCGCCAACTTCTGACGCTCTTGCTCATCCAGGCGCGCCTCTTGCTTCTCCTGCGCCTCAGTAATCTCTGGATCTGGTGGCGGCGGGGATGGCGCGCGAATCAAACTACCCATTAAAAGTACCTCGCAAACATCATATAGTCGGCACTGTCAGCACCGTAGTGCCGCAGGACGCCCTCACGTTGGAACTTTAACGCATCAGCCCAACGCATGGCAAGGTCATGTTGCGTGTTTACAGTGGCTTGCAACCGTTTCAGTTTCTCTTGGGATGCAATGTGGTTGATATGTCGTTGTGCGCCCCTCGTCAGCGCAACCGAATGCGATGCAACCTGGTTGCTTGTCAGCATCCACATCTCGGCAACCTGGTGCCACAGTTTCACATAACCAAAACAGCAAATGATCTTGCCGCCGGCCATCGCCGTCTGCGCATTGCCGGTGGCCTGGTACTGGCGCAGCATGTCCCGAAAATTAGGCACAGACCGAAAATACTGCGCATCGAACTCCCGCAGCTCCATAGCGTAGGCATGGCCCCAGTGGAATGGCACAAAGCTAATCCGAGGATTGCTGGTGATCATCAGAACACGCTGAAGTCTGTGTTGGCCTTGAGCTGCTTGAACTGATTGCTGAACTGGCTATTGCGCGTGATTGCCCTCACCTCGCCGGCACCCAGCATCAAGTACGCAAACGCATCGCCAACGTGGCTATGCTCGTTCTTATTAGGCGCATCCCTGAACCGCTCATAGCCGGCACCCACAGCAATGCGCTTGAAGTGATAGCCGCCAGCCAGCGACTTGCGGGTGCGGGTACATTTGTTATCCACCACCAGGCCAGCCTTGCCGTCGATCATCCGGTTCATCGGCATAGCACCGGCCTCACGCCGCACCATAAAGTCATTGCTGCTAGTCGGCCTGGCATGCAAGCCCAGCGTCCGCATATGCTCAAACGCCGTCACCTCAAAGATCTCGTCGCGCTTGACGCCGGCTGGGTCGCCCCAGATCAACACATCCGACTTCGGGAAGTGCTGCTGCAAGTCAGCCACTAGGTGATGACAGAACCGCTCCAGGCCCATGTCAAACGCCACCAACTCATGCACCACATGCCACCTGCCGTTCTGCATCTTCTGACCAAACACAGCCGCAGGCGTCAAACCAAAGTCCAACCCGATATGCACCGGCCAGCCTGGCTCTATCGACACATCGCCAGACATGACACTGTCACTAAACTCAGGCCACACAGGCTTGCCGTCCTGCACATAGACATACTGCGCGCCGGCATAACACTGGATCCAATCCAGCGACTTGCCAGCCAACTGCTGCTCGTAATAACCAACAGGCAAGTTGCCCACATTCTCGGCTATCGGATTGTTGACCCAGTGCTTGCCCGCCGCAAAAATATTGTCCTCATGCTCGGCTGTAGCCTCAACAACACCGCCTGGCTGCTTGTAAAACTTCCAAGGGTACTTGCCCCTGATCGGGTTCTTCTCAGCCAAGCCTGGCCACCAGTGATCCGAATCCATCGGGTTGGTGGACATCCAAACACCGCGCCAGGTACAGCCGCCATTGGCCTTGGTCGGGTAACGACCCACGCGGCTGGTCAAACCATCCACCACAGCCTTCGGCAACTCCCGCGCCTCATCAATAAAGCCGCCGGTCAACTCCAAAGACAACAGCTTGCGCACATCCCTGGGCTGATCTAACGCCAGAAAGATCACCTCACAGTCAACACCAGCGGCACCATCACGCGGCGGCAACTTAATATGATGCGTGATAGGCGGCGACCAGCGCATCGGCCCCCAAACATTCTCAGGGAAGATCTCCTGCCACGTCTTGATCGTCGTGGTCCGCAACTCAGGGTAGCTGTTCCTGATCACCGCAAACCGCGTATAGCGCACATTATCAATCGGCGACGGCTCCTGCTTCACAGCCCTCAACATCACCTCGGCCAACGACGCAAAAGTCTTGCCAGAACCAACCGGACCCATCAAACCGCGCACAAAACTATCATCATTCAAAAACTGCCAGACAGTCGGACTGCTCGAAAAATCAAGGTTCAAGCCAGCCAACGCCTCAGTCGTTGGCTGCTTGCGCCGACGCGGTGATACATCAGTCGCCCTACTTGCTCTCGCCATCGCCATCAACCTCCACAATGCTAGCCTTCGGCCCCGTAATATTAATCCCTATCATGCTCGGCTTCGAGCTGTTCGCGTCAGGCTCCAACAAGCCGCGATGCTTCGCCAACAGACGCAACGCCGACAACTTATCGTGCATCTCAACCTCAATCACATTGCCAAACTGATTCGGCGTTACCTTCACCTTCTTCACACTGCGCTTGGCCCTGGCCGGCAACTCATCACTCGGCGTCAACGTCACCTGGCCCATCGCATCCCACTGAATAACATCAGTGGCCTCGCCAGACGCAATCGCCTCCAGCTCCTGCACAACCGCCTCGCGGCGCTCCGCTTCCCGCGCCTCAATGTCAGCGCGCCGCTGCCTAACCGTCGGTCTTTTGTCGCTCATGCAAACACTCCGATCCTGTCGCCGCATACCCCGCCAGATCTACCCAGCTATCCTGATGGTCCGCGTTCTCAGCCAGCCGCGAAATCTTCATCGCCGCCAAACACAACGCAACCTGCTCCGGCGTAAACTCTACACCCATGATCGCCGTCCACATAACAGCAATCCTCTCATGGTTCTGCCAGGGCGTACCATACGCCTCACCGCGCTGCTGCACCGCAACCATCGCTGCCTCTAACAAATCAAGTCTGTTCATCATCACACCTACACTATCCAATTAATCCTCGGCTTCAACTTGAGACTGCCAAGCGGCTTGTCCCAAACAAACCACGCATAAGCCGTCGTGCCAGTCGATGTCGGCTCACCATCGCCGCGCCATATCGTCAGACGCTGGCTAAATACATGCACCCTGGCCGGCGGGTGGTTCGCAAACAACCGCTCGTGCCGGCCAACGCCCTCCAAAAAACTGAGGCGCAACAGCCAAGCATGGTGCCGGACGCCGAGGTCAATCGCATGCTGGATGAACTGCTCGGCCAACTTATAGGGCGGGTTGGTCACCAAGGTGGTCACAGGGCCATGCACCTCCGGCAGGCTCGTCTCCATCAGGAAGTCTACGCCAGACTTGCAGTAGCCGTAGTCGTTCAGATCCGACGCAATGATGCTGTGGCCGGCTTCGCGCAACACCTCACACAGAGCGCCATCGCCGGCAGCAGGCTCCCAGATCACGCCGTCAAACCGCTCCACCTCCAGCAGCTTGCGCGTGGCTTCAGGCGGTGTCGGGTACCAGTCGTCCTTCTGCCGGTTCATTGCGTGCGCCTGTTGTGACGAAAATTTTGTGTGAGACCCCTATAGATATAGAGAGAGGGGCAGGGGGCAAGGGGTCGTCGCTGGCCTGTGGCCCACCGCAGAAGTGAATCTGTGCCGGCTGTACAAAAGCAAACCAGCGTATGCGTCGCGCTACGCATCTGCCAGGCTCCGCGCTACGTCAGCAAGGGCCGGCACCCCTGCCCTCTTGGCAAGAGCTGCGCTGCACACAGCCAGCGTCTGCGCATGCACAGCCTCTGCGGTGTAGCCCTCAACAGCCAGGCGGTGTGCCTGCGTGATCTCGTTGTCGAACAGGCGCACCTGGCCTGTCGCCTGCTGCACTGCGCGGATGTAATGGTGACAGATCTCTGCCGCTGTTAACTGGATTTCGGTTAACTTTGCCTCGCCCTGGCCGCCCAAGCCTTGCGTGTAAGAGAGCGATTGTCTATCCCCCAGACCCCCTGTTCCTTCCGGCATATCGTCATCTTGATCACGCACGAGCTGTAGTGGCTTGGCAATGTGTACATCCTCAA